CTCACGTTCATGAAGTTGAGTTTTGTCAAACGTTACCCTACCCTACCGCTCATGGTACTATCTTCGCTCCGAAGATAGGTAGGTTGATGGCTCGTGTTGGTGTTTCAACATCCTTCAAAGATCCTAGCATTAAGAGTATTGCTATGGGATTGTTCGTAACTTGTTATCATGTACCTTTTATCAAACAATTGCTTGTTAGACTTTTGTGTCTCACAGACAAGTATCCTGATGTTTATATGAAAGACTACAAGTTTCATCCACAACTGAACAATTTCGCTTCGAAGCCACATGAAACGATAGGAACCACCTGGGATTTTATCTCTGATAGATATGGTCTTACCCATTTGGATTTAGAAATATTTACTAATATACTAAACCAAGTAGTAGAACTACCTTCTGTCATTGAATGGCCTTTAATAAATTCCCTCGTCAATCGTGACGAATAGTTCCATCTTATTTAAACAATTACGATCGTCTAAATAAAAACAACAATGTCATCAAAACAAACAAAACGCACAATGAACAAACGGAAGTCCAAAAAGAGCGGTTCTGTAGTCTTAGTAGAGACTAGAACCAAACCCACCATTAGTAAGAAAAGTAATCGAAACGTCAAGGATGAACTGTTAGACTTTATGGCTAACGTTGATTCTCGCAAACCAGCCGAGTCGGCCGGCGAAATCCTAGGTCGCAAACTTGGGATGTTTGCTGGTCGTTTGCTTGGCAAAATTACCGGAACTGGTGATTACACTACTAATTTACCACCTGGTGGGCTCCCAATTGAGGAATCCGCTGTGCCTCAGTTCATCAAAACTGAAAACTCACGTGAAACTAGAATACGCCACAGAGAATTTGTCGGAAACATCTTTGCTTCCACAACTGCTGGTGAATTTAAGATCGAGAGTTTTGGCTTAAATCCGGGAAATGATTCTTTATTTCCTTGGTTGGCCGGTATAGCACAACATTATGATGAGTGGGAACCACATGGGGCAGTCGTTATCTTTAAGACTTTAACAAGTACATATGCAGCTTCGCAATCACTTGGTACTGTCATTATTGCTTCCGATTACGACGTTTATGACCCCACCTACACAACAAAAGTCGAAATGGCCAACTCCGAGTTCGCCGTAAGTGGCAACGCCGCGCAAAATTTGATGCACCCTATTGAGTGTGCAGTTAACGAACGCTTAACACGCGTATTAACAGTCAAATCCGGCCCGTTGTCACTAGTAGACAATAAGAGATTCTTCGATTTGGCTAACGTACAGATAGCCTCCGAGGGTTGCTTAGCAAACCAACTTCTCGGCGAGTTATGGGTTACTTACGATTTTAGCTTCTACAAACCACAGCTGCCATTGAATCCAGGAGGACTTGGCATCGTACACCAAATGTTCACCACCACAATGTCTGACAGGGCTGCACCGTTCGAGGGTATCATTTCGATATCACCAACAGGCACCCCGGACCTCATTGCTGGATTAGGTGTTAATTATATACGATTTGCTGACCGATCCGTCGGT